GATTGAGGACATTGAGGCTGGCAAGAGCACGATGCTCACCAACACCGGCTTCATGCCGAACACGTTGGTGCTTGGCTACGATGTGTTCCGCCAGTTGCGTCACCACCCCGATGTGGTTGACCGCATCAAGTACACCTCGTCTGAAGTTCCGGCTGAGGGCATCCTTGCTCGTTTGTTCGGAATTGACCGTGTGCTCGTGACTCGTGCAATCAAGAACAGCGGTGCTGAGGGTGCGTCTGACTCGTTTGCTCAGGTGCATGGCAAGAACGCCGCCCTCTACTATGTGGCTCCGTCGCCCGGATTGCTCACCCCTTCGGCTGGTTACCAGTTCGCTTGGCGTGGTGTTTCGGATGGAATGGGTCAGAACATCGGAATCACTCGGTTCCGTATGCCCGAACTTCGTGCAGACCGCATTGAGGCTCAGATGGCGTGGGACTACAAGGTTGTCTCCACCGATTTGGGTTACTTCTTCAGCGGTTGCGTTGCCTGATTAGGAGGCTGAAATGGCTAACCGCTTTACTAAGGGTAAAGGTCTCTTTGGTGCTTTGAATGTCGGCGGTGGTGCTGATATCTCCAAGATTGCCAGTGGGACTGTTTCCCTGAACCCCGATTCCATCGGTGCTACCACTCGTGGTACGGTTACCTTCACTCTTACTGGTGCTGACACGACTGACATCATTGTGATGAACCCTCCCTCGGGTCTGAACGATGACCTTCTGTTCGTTGGTGCTTCGGTGACTTCTGCCGATACGGTGACGGTGTATCTGTACAACCCCACTGCAAGCCCTATCAACGATAGTGCCCTTACTTGGACGTACTTTTTCGTCAAGGTCTGACCGCAATAAACAACAAGGAGTGACCCAGTGTCCAATGTTGACCCGCTGATTGAGGCTATTACCCCGAAGACGAAGTGGTTCGTGGTTCTGCGACCCTTCGGAGGCGATGGTGAGAAGCGTTTTGCTCGTGGCGAAGTTGTTGATGTATCCGATTGGGTACATTACAAGCGTCTTGTTAGCAACCGTTATCTCATGGCTCTACCGCATGGCGTTGATGTTCCTGAACTTGATGAGAACGGTGAGCGTCATGTTTCGCTCTCTGAAGAGCAAATTCAGGTGATTCCAGAGAAGAAGAGTCCTAGTCCTGCTCGTAAAGGCAAGTAGCACTTCACGCAGGTCTCCTGAGCAAATACAATGGCTGTGAACGCCATTACCGGAGACACTCATGACTTGGACATACTCAGGAAATCCTTCCAATAGCACATTGGACGCTGTTCGCTTCATCATTGGTGACACGGACACTAACGACCAGTTGCTTTCTAACGAAGAAATCACCTACTACGTCAACGAACACGGTTCGGTTCTTCGGATTGCCTCTGAGTCTGCTCGTGCAATCGCTGCCAAGTTTGCTCGTTACATGAGCCGCTCCATTGGTGGTCTTTCTGCTGATTTCTCTGCCAAGTATCGTCAGTATCTGGAACTCGCTGACAACCTTCTTGCCAAGGAAGAATTGCAGCCCGTCTCCCCCTATGGCAGTGGCTGGTCTATCTCTCAGAAAGAGACGATTGACTCGGACGACGACAGGCAACCCACGTTTGCTGCGAAAGGTATTCATGACAACAATCGTGCTGACCCTGCTGATAACTATGCTTCTTATGACTACCGGAGGTTCGGATGACCATTGACCGTCAAATCCTGACCTTCATGCCCCACACGGTGACGATTGAACCACATTCAACACTGAACAACTATGCTGAAAGCAACTACGGAAGTTCTCGCACTGCCCCTGCTTACGTTGAGCCGAACCGCACTCTCGGCATGGGTGCTCAAGTTGAAGAGCAGTCCCCGTCTACCACGGTCTACGTTGCTGACACCAGCATTGGGCTTCTTGACAAGATAACTCTGCCGGATGGAAGAACACCTGAAATCATCTCCATTCAGCGTCACACTGAAGTCGCTGGCTTGGAACATACAGTGGTGAATTTCTCGTGAAACTCAGCGTCAACGTCAAGACGAAGAACAACTTCAACAGGATTGCCCATGCAATACCGCAAGACGTTGCCAAGGCTCTCTACATGGTTGCTGAAGAAATCATGACGGATGCCAAGGCTAACTATGTTCCTGTCGTTACTGGCAATCTCCGCCGTTCTGGGGTCGTGGAGAAGCCTGTCGTAGCCGGAAACAAGGTTCATGTGACCCTCGGTTTCGGTGGTGCGGCTACCATTTATGCCATTGCCGTTCACGAGTACCCTGCGTCCTATGGTCAGGGAAAGAACAAGTACCTAACCAAGCCTGTCAATGCCGCTGCCCCCAACATTCCTAATCGTATGGCAGTCTTCATGAGGAGATACACGCTCGGAAGGAAGACTCCGTAATGGGCATGCTTGACGATATCGGTGCTTACGTTGACACCAATACGAGCCTGACGCTGGGCACGAACCTGTTCCTTGGTCTATTGCCTGAATCGCCGGGAAACTGTGTTGCCCTCTTTGAAGAGTCTGGTGTTTCTGGTCTGTACACGCAGGGGTCAACGAATCTCCCCCAATTGGAACGACCGCAATTGCAGTTGATTGTTCGTAATGACTCGTATGCCACCGGACGTTCACTCGCTGATACCGTCTACCGTGTCCTAACCCAGATTGCGAACCAGACAATCAATAGCAATCTGTACCTGCGTATTGAAGCCACCAGCAATCCTGCTGTTATGGACAGAGACAAGACCAAGCGAGTGCTGTTTACCTGCAATTTTGATGTGGTCAGGAAGACACCGTGAGCAACCCCTACGGAGAAGGTGCTGGGCAGGACGAGAAGCCACGTTGCTGGCGTTGCAACCGTCTTCTTGCTGAAATGCTCACGAGACCTTGGAGCATTGTCTGCACACGCTGTAAGGCGAAGAACAAGCAAGAATCTTGATTGCGGTCGGAGTCTGGTGTACGCTCCGTTCACAACTTAGTTATTCATGCCCCTTGTGGCTCTGCTGGCTCCCTGCCGTGTCCCCGTGACCTTGCCCTTCAGTGTCCTTTAGGCATGCATGGGAGCGAACAGAATGGCAACAAGTTACAAGGTTCTTGTGGGGATTGATTATCCACCGAATAAGCGGGCAGAGGCTGGTGATGTCGTTTCTGACATTCCGGCTAGTTCCGTGAAGTGGCTTCTTGATGAAGGAATCATTGAGACCGTTGAGACGACTTCCAAGAAGAAGAGTGCTCCGGTTGTTGAGGAAATCGTGGAAGGTGAAGAGTAATGCCCACTTTCGTTCATGGTAAGGGTGCTGGCGTATTCGTTGACCAGTACAATCTGTCCGAGTATTTCAACAATGCCGATTTCTCTGCATCCATTGAGACCGCTGAGACCACGGGCTTCGGTTCCACTGCCAAGTCGTACATTGTCGGCTTGGGTGACGCAACACTGAGTCTTTCGGGAATGTTCTCACAAGATGCCAGTGGTGTTGATGCCGTTCTCCAACCTGCTATTGGTGCGGCTACTACTCCGTTGGTGACTGTTGCTTTCCAGACCGGAACGATTGGCAATAAGTGTGTTCTGGGTAAGGCTCATGAGACTTCGTATTCGGTCTCCAGCCCTGTTGCTGATGTGACCAGCATTTCTGCTGATTTCAATGCGTCTGCCGAAACTGCGAACCAGACCTATGGAATTCGCAACGGCGTGATGCTGACTGCTGGTGGCTCCATTGCCTTCGGTTCGCTCGGCAACTTGTCTTCTGTTGACAATTCGGCATCGTCCACTGCGGGTGGCATGGCGAATCTCCATGTGACCGCCAATACGATTACTGGTGGAAGCACAACTATCAAGGTTCAGCACTCGGCAGACAACTCCACGTTTGTTGACCTGATTACCTTCACGGCGGTCAGTGCTAGCACGACCACTAAAGAGTTCTCGGCAGTGACAGGAACAGTGAACCGTTACATTCGTGCAACGGCATCCACTGCTGGCTCGTCGGGAGCAATCACATTCAACATCGGGTTTTCTAGGTTCTAAGGAGTACCATCATGCCCACTTTCGTACACGGTAAAAGCACTTTCTTCTCGCTGGATGACACCAGCGGTTCTGTCCGTACCATTTCGGATGTCCTTGACAACGTGGACTTCCCCGAGACCATTGAGACCGCTGAAACGACTGCTTTCGGTGCGTCTGCAAAGTCGTACATTGTTGGTCTCACCGATGCCACCATTTCGCTTTCGGGCAAGTGGGATGCCACGGTTGATGGCTACATTGCTGGCGGTGCTGAGCCTGCCAGTCGTTCGTTCGTGTATGGTCCGGCTGGCAACGGTGCTGGCAACATCAAGTACACCGGCGAAGCGATTGTTACTGGCTACTCCGTCTCCAATCCGGTTGGTGATGTGGTAACCTTCTCCCTTGACCTTCAGGTCACTGGTGCGATTACCCGTACCACTTTCTAATCAAAATCAATAAGGAGAGTGTCCCATGTCCCTTCGTGACCGAATCCTCGCTGCTGATGACATCGGCAAAGAGTCCCTGCATGTTCCGCACTGGAATGTTGATGTAGAGGTACGAACGATGTCTGCTGTGCAACGCAGTCGCATGCTTCAGACTTGTGCATTGCCTGATGGGTCTGTTGACCTTGACCGCTTGTATCCAATGCTGATTATTGCCACTGTGCATGACCCTGAAACCGGAGCACCTGCATTTGATGCAGAGGACATTTCTGTTCTTCAGGAGAAATCAGCAGCGGCTATTGAATTCGTTGCTCAGAAGGCTATGCAGATGTCTGGCATGGTCGCCAAAGCAGTGGACGAAGAGGGAAAAGACAACTAGAAGACCCGCAGTACCAATACTTCTTTATTCTCGCTGAGAGGCTAGGGAGAACCGTTGAAGAATTGCTCTTCGGTTCCCCTAGCCACAAGGCACTCTCATCAGACGAACTGAACGGGTGGCTTGCTCACGACAAGTTGACTGCGTGGGAACGAGAACAGGCAATGAAGAAGAAGAGGAGGTGAAGTAAATGGCGGTTCAAGCAGGGCAGATATCAACTCAGTTGACTGCTGATGTCGGCAACTTCACCTCGGGGATGAGACAAGCCCAGAGTTCGTTCAAGCAGACGGTCCAGACGATTCAAACTGGCAGTTCTCAGGCTTCTGGTGCAATTGATGACATCGCCAAGGGTGTCAAGGGGCTTCAGGGAACGATTCAACGGAGCATGGCACTGATTGGTGCTGGCTTCATCCTTCCCAAGATGTTTGCTAAGGCGAAGTCTGCAATCATTGACTTCAACCAGACTCTAGACCAGTCCACAATTGCGATGACTCACTTCGCTGGTGGTGCTGAAGAGGCTGACAAACTGCTGAACACTCTTCAGGAGTTCGCCGCTCGTACTCCGTTCAACTTCCAAGACCTTCTGGGCACGACGCAACAGATGATGGCTATGGGAGTTGAAGCGAAAGACTTGCTTCCTCGCCTCACTGCTATTGGTGACGCTGCGGCTGGTCTCGGTGGTTCACCTGAAATCCTGCAAAGAATCCAGCGAGCACTTGGTCAGATTCAAGCCAAGGGGCGTGTGCAGGCTGAAGAACTGATGCAGTTGGCTGAAGTCGGTGTTCCGGCTTATCAGTACATGGCTGATGTCATCGGTTCAGATATTCCCACTGCCCTAGACATGATGAGAAAGGGTCAGATTGACGCAACTACTGCTATCGGTGGCTTGCTTGATGGGTTGAGCCGTGACTTCGGTGGAATGATGGAGTCTCAATCCAAGACGATGATGGGTGCGATGTCCACCGTTGAGGACTTCGTGCAGATGACCGTTGCATCACTTGGTCGCCCAATCTTTGATGCATTGCGTGAGACAATGTTGAAGGTTGCTGATTTCCTGTCTTCCAAGGAGATTCAGGAAGGTGCGGAGAGGATGGCAAAGAACTTTGCCAAGGCGTTGAAGCAGGTTGGTGAAGTTGTTGGTCAGATTCTCGGAGTAGTTGGTCCGGTCCTGAAGAGTGTTCTATCTAATGTGTACGATTTGGGTCGTGCAATAGCCAGTGGAATGGACGCAGCCAAGCCTGCAATTCTTGCTGTCGCAGCAGGCTTCATGGCTCTCATTGGTGCTATCAAGATTGTGAGTGCGGCTCTTTCACCACTTCTCGGGTTCTTGGCTGAGAACAAGACTCTGGCGACAGTGCTCGTTTCTCTTCTGGGTGCTCTTATCATTCGCCAGAAGTTGTTTGGGACTACGACTGAAGGTGCGGCTAGGGCTGGCACTGCTCTAATTGCCAGCATGAAGGCTTCAATCGCTGGCATCAAAGACACGATTCGCTATCAGCAGGCTCTAGCCAATTCATACGGAAAGAATCTGACTTCCATGCAGGCTCTCCGTCTGGGAACTGTCATGGGTTTCAAGGCTATGGGTGTCGCTGTCAAGACATTTATGATTGAACTGTTGCCACTTCTTGCCCTGACAGCCGCCATCGTCCTCATTGTGAAGGCGTTTGAGGCTTATGGTGCAAAGCAGAGAGTCACCAACGAGCGTACAAAAGAACTCACTGAATCAATCAAGAACCAGACCACTGCGTTGCTGGAGAATAGAGAGGCTCTTGAAGCCGGTGCTGATGGTTCCGAGATTCTTGCTAACACATTGTTCAATACTGGCGAAGAGTCTGAAAAGTTGGTTCGTGCGTTTGGTGCTCTTGGTAGGGCGGCTGACCTACAGCAGATACAGGCAGCGGCTCAAGACTTTCAGGCATATGCCACGAGTGTATTGATGTCCAAGGGTGCTACTGAAGAAAACGCCAAGGCTATGGCTCGTGCTATCGACGACACGGATGACAACAACGCACTTGACATCTTGGGGCAAGAACTTCTATTTGCCAATGCAGAATTCGCTGGCATGGTTACGGCACTTGAGCAAGTGCAGGACACCTTGGAGAACACCGACTTTGAGCGTATTGCTCGTGAACAAGGGCAGATGCTCGTTGGCACTGGGCAATTGACCGAGGCACAACTTCTTCAGGCTCAGACAATGACTGAAGCAATGCCCACTTACGCACAGATGAACGCCGAAACCAGAGCGATTGCTTTGAGCCAGAATATCATGGCAGTTGCCACTGATGCGGCTCGTGTGAAGATTGAGCAGGAAGCACATGCTGCGGCTCTTCTTGAATACCAGCAGTCTCGTATGGGTGAATCAATAAAGAAGATTGCGAGTGGTTATGGTCGTGCTGTTGATGCACTGAGAGAAATGATTGCCGCAACCAAGGATGGCAAGGTTTCGTTTGAAGACTTCTTTGCCGCAGTCATGGGTGCAATGGGAGGAATCATCCAGTTCCAGCGTTCAATGCGTACTGCCCAGAAGCAGGCTTCTTCACTGTTTGACGAGATTGCCTTCGGCGAGAAGTCGTTTGAAGACTTGAAGTTTGCGGCTTACGACTTGAACGACATTGTGTTGAGAATGGTTTATGACGCAGAAATGCTTGGGCAAAGTCAGGAACAAGTTGCTATTTCTTCCCAAGCGATGATTCAACAGTTCGTTGCTTCTGCACTACAGGCGAAGTACACCACTGGTGAAATCAACGGTCTCATTGACACGCTGAACCTTCTTGACAACCTTGACCCGACAATCACGATTTACACCGACCTCTCTGCGGCTCAGGCTGACCTGAAGAAACTTGCTGAAGCAATGTTCGCTGTTGGTCTCGCTGGTGGAAACACTGACGAGTTGTACAAGAGATACCAGATGGCTAAGGCGGCTGTTGATGCATTGAGCAAGCCACGAACTAGGCGTGGCGGTGGCGGTGGCGGTCGTTCAGAGAAATCCGAAGACCCGTTCGCATGGGTTGAGGGCTGGATTTCTGATATCGCAAGTGTTGCTAACCGGTCCATTTCGGAAGACTTCATCAATCCACTCATCACTGCCACATCTGCTGAAATCAAAGACGCTTTCGTGGAGATATTTGATTCGGTTGCTGAACTTGGACTTGACAAGATTCCCGCCTTCAAGACTTTGATTGACCAAATCAAGGGCAAGTTCGCTGAACTCGCTGAACTTGCTGATATTCGTGACGTTCTCACTGTCAATCTTGACGCTGCCACTGAAAGGCTTTCGTATCTTCGTGATGCATTTGACGAAGTTACTCGTGCGGCTGGTCAGTTTGATTCCACAATTGTTGGGGCAAATGCACCAGTCACCACGCTGCTTGACGAGGCTCTTTCGGCACAGAGTCGCTACCAAGAACTGCTGAACTACTCTGATTCTCTGAAGCAACAGCAAGCGTCTCTTGCCCAGAGTGTCTTCAACTCCGTGTTCCAGCCAATTACATCTGGCAACACTCTTGGTCAGACCAGAAAACTCCTGCGAGATGCCACTGGTTTCAGGGACAATCTCGTTGCCCTAAGAGACCGTGGCTTCAGTGCCGACATCATTGCTCAGGTTGCTCAGGCGGGAGTTATTGAGGGCAACAAGATTGCCCGAAGCCTTCTGTCAATGTCTGGTGCTGATTTTGCTGAGTTCGTGAGTCTGCGTTCCCAGATTGCTTCACTTGGTGCAGAGGCTGGTGTCATTGCCGGAAACGTAATCTTTGGTGCTGACATTGCTGATGCTGAAAGTGCCGTAACACAGCAACATGCAGTGGTTCGCCAACTCTTCCAAGACGCTGTTGCCGAGGCTCGTGCCAACATGGTTCAGCAAGAGCAGACGGTTACTCTGCTCACGAGTGCATTGGATAGTGTCACAACCCAGATTGGTGAACTTGTCACTGCGATTCGTGTTGACTTGTACGATGCATTTGCCGAATTGCTTGCTGGACTTCCGGGTGGTCTCAGCCAACTTGGTCCAATGGCTAACAGTGCGTCTGCTACCGATACGAATATCATCAATTGAGAAGGTTCGCCTCGGTCTGTTGTCTGCTCAACGTAGTGGAAGGACAGTGGTGATATGACGCTGCCCAACATAGACGTTGCCATCAGACCAGACTCAACATTCATCGTTAGCGGAACTGGCATCTTGGGTTCCATCACACTTGGACCTTCGTTTCTTCTTGGTCCAGCAGCAGCCGGTCTGGTGTCCATTGCTGGCAACGTCACTCATGTAACCATCCACCGTGGAAGAACAAGAGCAGTGAATAGTTTTGATGCAGGAACTGCGTCAGTCACTTTCATTGACTCCACTGGTCAATTCAACCCAGACAATACGAGTTCCAGCCTGTACCCGTATGTTCTTCCACTTCGCCAGATTCGTATTTCAGGCAATGTCGGTGGAACTGAATACCAGTTGTTCAACGGATACACGACTAGGTACACATACCAATTCAATCCGGGTCAGAATGTTACCTATGTGACTATTGATGCCGAAGATGCGTTTCGCACACTGAGCATGTCAACAGTGGAAACAGTTGCCGGTGCTACATACGCAGAATACAGTGGCAGCAGAATCACAGATATTCTCACTCAACTAGCAGTGCCAACAAGCATCAGAGATATCAGCACCGGCAACACTCAGGTTGCTGATGACCCAGCGACAGTCCGTGCTGGTCTTGAAGCGATTCAACAAGTGGAAGATGCCGAACTTGGTGCTTTCTTCATTGACAAGAGGGGGTTCCACACTTTCCGCTCTCGCCAAGAATTGCAATTGCTTGCTGGCGGAGTGACGAAAACTCCTATCATCTTCAACGAGACCAGCGGAATTCCATTCACCAAGGTGCAGGTTGGTTATGACGACCAACAAATCACAAACTATGTGACGATTGACGGTGAACTGCTCACTGGTTCAGTTGCCACGGATGCCACAAGCGTTGCCGAATACTTCAACCGTACATTTGCAAAGTCAGGCTCTTTGCTCATCTCCGATGCAGAAGCGACTGACCAAGCCAACTATTTGGTCGGCTTCCGAAAAGACCCGAAAGTCACAATTGACTCAATTGACTTCAATGTCAGTGGTCTATCCACTGCTAACGCACAAAGTGTTGTGGATGCAGAAGTGCTTGACCCAGTGACAGTAACAAAGGCTTACGCAAGCGGCACGATTTCACGAACCCTTACCATTCAGGGAATCAACCACGACATCACACCGGGCAACTGGAACATGACCTTTGAACTTGCAGAGCCTGTTGGTGGAGACGGTCTGGTACTAAACTCTACAAACGCAGGTCTTTTGGACATCAACCAATTGATTTACTAAGGATTAGAAATGACGATTACACCACGCTCTACAAGTTATGTGAACGGAGACACTTTCAGTGCTGCGGACATCAACGGCACGAACACCAACCTGAACCTATGCACTGATGCACTCAGCCTCATTGCGGCTAAGGGCGACATTCTCACTGGAATCTCCGATGACACTTTGACCAAGACATCGGTTGGTGCGAACAACACTGTGCTCTATGCCAGCAGTGGTGCTACCGGTGGTGTGGCATGGGGAACAGTTACATCTGCAATGATTACTGATGGAACGATTACCGGAACTGACATTGCCTCCACAACCATCACAGCGTCAAACATTGCCAACAGCACCATCACATCAACTCAATGTTTGTCAAACGGAAATGCCACATCAATCTTTAGTGTGGGTACGGCACTAACTTCTGCCACATCTGCAAAGATTCATTTCAAGACAACTTCGGGAGCACCAACAACGGGTGGTGCAATTGGCGACATTTGGTTTGTGACGGCGTAATATGGCTGGTACATACGTTCAGACAGGTGCAGGTACTTACACGGAAATCACCGGCACTAAGGGAATCTTCGCCCAGACTGGTGCGACAACGTACACCCAAGTGAGACAAGTGTACGTTCAAACTGGAGTCAGCACCTACACTCTCGTGTACCAGTTTGACATTACGCCTCCTACCGGTGGAGGAATTTCGTCTATCACTTGGAACCAAGCACTTCCCGGCTTCACCATCAACTACAACTCAACGTCAGACGCTGGTTCTGGCATTGCCTCGTACACCTTGCAATATTCTTCAAACGGTTCTTCGTATTCAGATGTGTCTGCCATTTCAACTGCGGGTGGTGCATATTCGTACACTGTTACAAGTGGCAATCGTGGTACTTTGCATTATTTCCGAACCGTTGCAGTTGACAATGTTGGCTTGACCACAAC